TCTAGCACTCCGTCCTTCCTAAATAATGTCTTGGTAGTGTAGTCAACATTACCAGAATTAGATTTAACTAAGGCCGCTTTTACTACGTTCATGCGCTCGTATTTAACTCTTTGTTCTTCACAGATACGTTCACAATCCTCCACACTTGCAAGCCACATAGCTATCGCCCACCGCACGCTGTCAGTTATGCTTGACGCGCCACGAATTTCCGCACGGTGACTCATAGCGTCATCACTATCATTAGCTAAAGCTCCCTTGTTTAAATGATGAATCGTTAATGTGGCACAACCAAGACGAGCTGATATGTTTGCACAATAAGAACCCCAGAGTTGTCCTGCTTCATTACTGCTTGATACATTACCAGTTGTAAATGCTTGGAGAGGATCAAAACATACGAGCTTTAGGTTTGGTATGGCTTGCAGTTCTTCTACTAACTCCTGCGCTATAGGTGTAATACCTTCTTCTCGTAACAATATCATTGGTTCTTTTTGTTCTGGGACAGGAAATACATAGACTTCATGAGAGGAGTTAAAACGCTTGCCCTTAGGGTCGAGCAAGTCGAGTCGTCTATGTATTTCCATTAAATCATCTTCAGCACAGAATATAACAGTATTACCACGTTCTACAACATTCTTCCCCCACCACCTGCCTCCGCACGCCACCGCTAACGCCAACTGTATGACACTTAATGATTTACCTACACCACCAACAGCAGCAAGAATACCAGGCTTACCAATAGGTATAAGACCTTCAACTAAAAACTTTTGTGGCTCTGGCTTACCTACAAGATTACGCACCGCATATTTTTGTATGCCTAGTTTATGTTCTACAAGTTCAGCTTTAACTTTATCTAAACCATGACGTAAATATAAATCGTTAAAGTCTCCGATTTCACTAGGTAAACGCACCGCACAATTGACTACAGCACTTGCACACTCTTGCGCTTTCTTTTCTCCGACACCGCTTTTATCATTATCAAGTGCTAATATTAATCTAGCACCTGTGAGCGCACGTAATTTAGAGGCTGCATCCAACAAAAAGTTGGCACTAAATACGCACGCTACAGGAATTTGGGTAGCCTCATATATTGTTGCAGCTGTAGAATATCCTTCAGCTAAAATAATTTTTTCTAATTTTGGTATGTCTTTTATCTCTGCACCAATTAAAAATATGTTGCCTTTTATTTCTGAATCAGTTGCAAATCTTTTTTCACCTTTTTTATTAATAAACTGTAGAGAACGTATGTCTCCTAATGTAGAATACACACCGCAAACCAACATATCCTGGTATTGCTTTAAACCATAATTTTTAACTTTTTTATTTGTGAGATAGTCATGTTCAATAACATTCGCGTAAGACTCGAACCAGCGTTCAACTTTTTTAGCCACTTCATTATGCCGTTGTGCTTTAGCTTCTTTGGACCTTTTCTTGGCCTCTTGCAATTGACGTTGTAGATCTTGCTTTTGTTCGCTAGTCATGGTGCTATGATTTACACTTGACCACTTGCCCTCAAAACTTGTTTTCCAATTACCATAAGTAGCAAAGTAATTTCCGTTTACTTCATTGACCACATAATAACCAGACTTCTGATTACCAGAATCAGCTTTTGTACCAGCAATATCAACAACTGGTACTCTTACTATATCCCCTGTAATTTCTAAATGACTGACCTGCAAGCCTTGTGCTTGCATCTCGTTTATTAAATCTTGTGTACTCTTGCCTGAACTAAAACCTGGTTCGTTATAGAGTGTGTCCTTTTTCAGGTACTTTGTTAAATCCATTTGCAGCTCTCTCATCATCTAACTGCGCTTGCACATTCGCCCAGTTTAGATATTCTCTAACAATAGTAGTAAAGATTCTTTTTCTGTTTGCCCTCTCCCATTTATGTAAAGGCTTCTGATTTTCTTTACCTGCTAGTTCTAAATATATATCTTTGGTTTGTGCTATGGAATATTCTATCCCCTTGTCATTTAGTTGTGCTTTGTTTGGTAGTCTTTCTCCCTTACCAATCTTTTTTAAATGAGCCATACAGCACGCTCCAAGCCAGTAATCTCCATCTTTGTAGAGTAATGGCCCACTCGGATTCTTGCAATATGCACAGAGAGTGGGCCTGTTTTTACCATCAAAATTAAAATGGTGCATCGTCATCATCAACAGCCGTAGTTCCCATCGCTGCTAAATCTGATTCAGACGGACCAGTTTGTATATTGTCATTGACAGGTTCTGGCTTTACATTTGTTGCCTGCCAAGTTCTACCCCAATCTTCATTAATCTTCAGATAACCGTTTTCATCTTTGACTAATTCAGCTGATACACTTTTACCCATAAAGGCAGTTGATGTATCTTTTGGTGGTTCTTTTAATCCCATCGCTTGCGCCATAAGTAGCATTGATTTAACACCACTATCAACATACTTAGGATTATCGTGACCAACAGTAAAGGTATGATTCAGTCTTATGCCTGCGCCATCTACTTCAAAGTACATCTTGCACCCACGCCAACCGTTTCTACCTTCTATTAGTTCTTCTTCTTCGCCTTGCCAATGCAGAACGTGTCTACCTGGCTCAACAACTGACTTGCCTTCATTAGAGGCATCTACATTAAAATTTGTTAAATCCATTTGTTACTCCTTTTTTATTTAATCCAACATTTATATTCTGAACAATCCTTTTCTTTCTCCCCACAATAATTACAATATCCATCTTCATATTGTGGTTTGTCATCACAGTAATGTTCGTTATATTCTACTTCGCTCATTTCAACATCTGCTCCCTGATTGCTGACCAATCAAACGGCATTTCTGAATCTAAGCCAAATCTATTCTTAGCTTGAAAGCCAGGTGTCTCTTGCGTAAAGATAGTTCTATCGCCTTGCTTTAGTTTAGTAGTCATACCACCACCTTTACCTTTTACTTGGATAGTTCCAATCTTATAGTTAGCAAAAAATACCGCGTCGCTGTGTTCTATGACTAAATCAGCGGCTTTTCTGTGGAGCTTTATTTGGTGGCGATCATGCGGCTCGCTTGACGGATCTTCATATCTTTTCACTTCGTTATGTGCAATCTGCAAGATAGTAAAACCTTTTGCTCGCAGTTCATTCAGCAAGCCAAGATATTCCTTCCAAGTCTCCAAACAAGCGGAGTAGCCTTTTCCGTAGGCTGGTGCAGAGATATCTGGCCACCCATTCTTTAGGCATATATGTTCATGCATTAATGTTTCTAACCAGTCCAAACTATCTATACAAACAGTTTTATATTCTGATTTTTCATTTATTAATGCTTTTAAGTTATCCTGAAATTCACTATATGTTTTTGCTACAGGAAAGTGAGCGCACTCAATCTTACCAATACCATCCTCTGCTTGCACAATAATAGTTTTATTCATTGTTGCAGCAAAAGATGTTTTCCCGATGCCACCAGGTCCGTACAGTACCATAATTGGTGGTTTCAATTTTGCCTTCTGTCTAATATTAGCTAATGACATTATTGCACCTCAATCTTTGGTTTATCTTCTGGCTCTAATATAAGTTTCATACGAGCTTCATAAGCCGATAACAAAGTGTTCAAATCATCGATATCATTGTTTGCTTTAACAACAAACTCATCTCTGATTTGTTTCTTTTCTTGCCAACGTGCCATTAATTCTTTTGCAGATTCTGGCATCTCACTAATCTTGTGTTCAACACCATCGTCTGCAAACTTTATTGTCGGCTCATCGACAGTTTCAGTTTTATTTTTTTCAACCATTCAATTCTCCCTTTGGTTTTGTTTATAAGTATCACATACCTCTTTAGCATTACACCAACGGCAACCGTCTTTACTATAGTTATATGTGGGTATTTCTTCGTAGCAAGCTTCTGCAGCTGGCTTCAAAGTTTCATAAGCCCATTCAACTAAATTAATAGCTGATATGGAATATGATCGGATATGACCATCTTTGTGCCAACCCCTTGGTTGAACAATAGTCATTTGCACCGTACAGTCATCGCCGTATCTTGACAATGCACCGAGTGCATAAATTCGCATTTGTGGGTTGTCAGCTTCTACTGCCCACTTACCAGTTTTGAGATCTATTATTTCTATAGTGTCTTTACCAATGAGGATAGCATCTGCTGTTCCCCATAAATCTTCATGTATCTCTGGCATGTTAACTTTTTCTTCTATCAATGGTCTTGCAACATCAAGCTCCATCATTCTCTTGTCTATGTAATCTACATAAGTATTAGCACAGTCAATCATCTCTTGATCAACTGTCAAATCAAAATCTTCTACATGGTGGGTGGTGTCAAGATAATATTCTTCTAAGGTAAGATTATTTAATCTACCTTTCAATAGTGTCTCTACCATTTCGTGAATCAATGTACCTGTCGCTGCTGGTATGCCTACTTTGTATTCTACTTCCATATTTGCAAGTAGCTGTGGCATACCTGGACACGCCATCCATATCTTTGCTGATGACGGACTTAGTTTAGCGTGTGCCATCTACAGATATATAAGAGTCATTTTCCATCTTTTGCACATCTTTTAGATCATAAAGTATCTTTCCACCAATCTTGAAATAGCTTGGACCTTGTCCTCTATATCGTCTGTTATCTATTGTTTTCTTGCTAACTCCCCATCGCTTTGCTAGTTCGTCAACTTCTATGGTGTTTGATATGTCAAAATTCTTTTCTAATATATCCATAAATTTCCCTTTTATTAATATTTTTGTTTATACTAACACGATATTACTAATTATGGTAATATAAATAAATAAAATTTGGGAGAAATTTATGATGAATAAAACAGTATACGCACATACTAACATAGGAAACGAAAAGGATTGGGACCAAGAGATAGATAAACTTGCAACCAATAACCAAGTAGCTGGAACGCATTACAAGCAATCTAAGATACAGCCTATTGATTATATATACGCTAACAACCTGTCTTATAACCTAGGTAGTTGTTTAAAATATATAACCAGAAGTAAAGGAGAGAAACAGGATAGGGTGACTGACTTGTTAAAAGCCAAACACTTTATTGACCTTGAATTACAGATGGTTTACGGAACAGATGCAAAGGGTAATAATATAGGAGATTATTCTGTAGAAGTTTCTCTATAACCATGAGGTAACTATGAACTTATATGAGTTTGATGATCGAATCTTAAAAGAAAGAAACGGAAGAAAACCAATATATGTAAACAAACATCTTGCTAAAGACTTTAAGGATTTTTGTAAAACAGAAAAGAAGTCACCACATAAGGTGGCTGAATACTTAATATCATTAGGTATGAACTCTCTCAAGCATTACGAAAAACCTAAAGTGTCTGTTGACATTGAAGCTCTTTAAATAGGTTTTTGACATTTGTTAGCGAGTCCCACGCTTGTACCTCTTCGTCTTTAAAACTTATTTGTTTTAGTCCTTGAGGAAACATAAATTTAACTAATCCATGTTTAAGTGCAACCAAAGCATAAACATCTATAGCTTCCTCTGAATAAAATCTTTCTTTGGTATAAGCACCGCGCCTAAAGTCATATATCCATGAGACTCTACGATTTTGTATTTTAGATTGTGTTTTAACCTGACACTTATATAGCGTGTGGTCAACGTCAAAGATGATGTCTGCTTCTGCGCTATGCGGAACGATAACCACAGTATCAGCGTATAAAGAAAGTAGCGAGGCTACTAAGTATTCTCCAGAGCGGCCAATTCTTTCCGATTGGCGCGCCATGAGGTTATTCTATCCTTTGCCTTTCTAATATTTTTCTAACGGTTTTAGAAAGTCTGTTATATTTAATTTTAGCAAATCTTGCTGGATCTTCTGCTTCAGCCAAAGGTTTTACTTCTGCTCTTATTTCTTTTAAAACATCCCTAATAACTAATTCTTTAGTAGGATTATTTAATTTTTGATATGTTGGCGCAACAACAACTTTTGTTAATAGGTTTTCCACAACTGGACCCATATAGCTAGACATAATTTGGTCTGCCTGTTTATCTCCCGTATATGGAAGTATGTCTCTTCTTTTAAAACCTAACCTATCTAATTCTTTTTCTGCTGGATTTTTTGGTTCTCTTACAGTAATACCAGTTAATTGCCTTGCTAATGGACCCGGTACTTCTATATCTGTTAAGGGTATTCTTACAGTTTCTGGTCTACCTGGTGTTGCCTCTCTTGTTGGAGATACAACTGTAGGAAATCTTTCTCTATAAAAAGGTATGCTTGTACCAAGTTGTTGAGCTATATCTGTTGGAATATCTCCTGTTGGTATTGCTGTTCTAAACTCTTGTTGTTGGTCTACAAAATCATTAAACATTCTAAGTGGTGTTAAATATCCACCAAGAACATCTGATGTATACCTTGTTACAAATTTATTAATTTTATCCTCACTATCTATGCCAGATAAATCGTTTATTAAATTGTCAACCAAAGCAAGACCAGCTCCTGCTCTAAACTGCGCTCCAGTCAACCCTTGTAATATATCTTTAGAATCTGGTGGTATTCTACCTTCTTCAGATCTAACCACTAAATCTGCTACTAATAAATATGGAGTTAAAGGAAAATATGGTCTTGCATCTATTGTTGTACCGTCTGTACCTTTTAATTCATACCATTTTTCTCCACCAAATCCCGTTCTTTTTGCTTCAATAGCACCCATTAAAATACCTGTGCCTAACATAGCTTGGCTTAGAGCTTTATAATCTCCTTTAGCTATTTTTGCTCTTTCTTTTCGTGAAAGTAGGGATGTAAAACCAAGAGGACTGTGTTTAAATTGAAAGTCTATAGCATTAGCCATAAATCTAGGAAAAGGTAAAACACCTGTAGCTATAAAAGGCATTTTATTTACTGTATCTACAAAACCTTTTAACAATGCATTGTCTGGTGTTTTTGCGTACGTAAATGTTAAAGCATCATCCACTGCTTTTTTTACATCTGCATCTGTAATTTTTGATATGTCATTAGCTTCTATGACATCATTAATGTTAATACCTTTTTTTCTTAAACTTTCATCTAATGATGCAGCAAACATACCTCTTCTATAAAAATATTCTTGCATCCTATTTAAAGTATTTAAACCATCGACAACTTTTTGCGCTCTTGCAAAGGGTTTGCTGTCAGTTGCCTTTGCAACATCAGATGCATAATTTGTAAATAATCTATTTTTTTCATTTACAAAATAATCAGTAACAAAATCAGTAATATCTTTAGATTTTTTAACATCTGTTGTTAGATTTGCTAATAATTTAAATGATTGTGTATGATCGACAGGAGCAGTTTCTTTTCCAAAAAGTCTTTTAATTGGATTGAATGTTTGATTTAAAACATCATCAAAAACATTAGTTATAGTATGCATACCAACCCTACCTACCTGAGCGGTAAAGTTACGAGCTGACGTTGCAATTTGACTAACTAATAGACCTCTTCTTATATTATCTAGCGCGTATATATTTTCTTTTTTTATACCTAATTTTCTTAATGCTGTAGAGGCCCAATCTTCAGTAGGAACATTATTAGACAAATCATCTGCTATATTTTGCAATCTTTTTCTAGCGAGGCTTAATTGATTTAATCTTTTACCAGAATCAGATGCAGCTATTTTAAATAATTGTAAAAGTTCCATAGGACTTTCTATATTATTTCTTTTTAACACTTCATCAAATTTACCTTTTGCGAGTGGTTGCTGGTCTATACCTTGTAAGGCATCAAATAATTGATCTGATATTTGAATAGATGGATTTCTTGGTATTTTTAATTCATTTAATATTTCGACACCAGCATCAATAACATTTTTATTTAAACCTAAATTGATATCTGCTTGTACGTCTGGTGTTGTTTCGGCTAATTCATCTCTTGCTTCTTCTGCTAATTTTCTAGAATAATTTGTTGTTGGCGGTTCTTGACCAGTTACAACATCCGCCCAATCATATATAGCTTCAGTTACCTCTTGTTCTTCAGCTATTTCTTTTTGAGTTTGTTTTATAAAAGTATCTTGTTGTGCTGCTTTTTCTGCTTTAGCTGCAACATTACTACCAAAACCACCTAACGGACCACCAATACCTGCGCCTATTGTTCCGCCAAATGCAGCAGATTTTAAGTTTTGACCGACATCAAAGCTATCTTGTTCTCCTGCTGTAATTCTAGCAGATTGTCTCAAAGCATTATCTGCTGCCGTATATACTGCACCTTCGATTGCTCCGATTTTTGCACCTTGCTTTATACCAGCTTTAGTGGCTTGTTTTACGCCTTCTTTAATTCCTTGTTTGACTGCCTGCGCGCCAGCTGTAGCTGCACCAAAAGTTCCTATACCAACATAGGTACTTGGGTCTGTTGCTAAACCTTTTAATAATCTACCAAAACCAGCTAGACTTGTTTGTTTTTGGTCATACATATCCATTAAATCTACAAAAGCTTTTTTTTGATCGTCTGTTGCTTGTGTTAGTTGTGTGGCTTCTAAACTCATTTTAGGAAGATTATAATTAAACCAACCCATATACCTTAAACCATAGTTAGCATATTGTTCGTCTGAATCTAATTTAGGCGCATCAGCACCCTCATTTAATTCATATATTTTTTTAGAAGATTGAATCCATGCTGGATTTTGTTTAAGAGCAGACTCAGTTAATTTTAAATCTTTTGGTTCTGGAGCTTGTTGTTGTTCTGGAGCTTGTTGTTGTTCTGGAGCTTGTTGTTGTTCAGCAAATATTTGTAATGCCTCTTGTTCTGTTGGCTGTCTATTAGCAGTTACTTCTATTGATTCGCCAGTATTTGGGTCTGTTATTTTATATACAGGCATATCATTTTAGCCTTTATTTATTTCTTCTATAATTAAACCAGTATTATTGCTTGTTCCACCATATCCACCTTTTAAAATAAGATCTATAATACCTGCTTGGTCAGATTTTTTTATTGTGTCTGTATATATTTTATATAAAGCTGGTTCTTCTGTTTTAAATGCTTCTTCATCACCGCCATATTTAAAAAGCGCGTTCATAGCATCTAATTTAAGTTTGCTTATTTGTTCTGTAGGCTTAGGTGTTTCTTTTGGTTTAGAACTTTCTATTAACATTCTTGATTTAGTTTGTACATCAAATTTTTTGAACAAATCTTTTTGTGATTGCGGTAAATTAGATTGATCAATAGCAATATTTAATTGTTTTTCTAGTTCTTGCTGTTTCTTTTTTTGCTCTGTTTGCTTTTGCTGTCCTTGCAACATAGCTTGTCTTTGCATAGTACCAGCTATAGGATCTCTTTGACCTAAAGCATCTGACAATGCACTCAAAAATAAACCAATTTGTTGTTGCTTGCTGTATGGATTAGTTGTTGGTTGTGTGTATGTCGGTGCAACAGTCGGTTGACTGACTGGCTGTGTTGGTACTTGTAAATTTGTTGGTGTTTTTCCAAATGACATTATAAAACTCCTATAATCCAGTGAAAACAGAACCGCCACCAGCGCCTGCACCTGCGCCCGCACCCGCACCTGCGCCTCCAAAGAGTCCGCCAGCACCGAAAGCTCCGCCCAATGCTAATGAGCCAAGTAAGCCAGCAGCGCCACCTAACATGCCGCCCAATCCAGCTTTTTGACTCTGTGTTTGTGTTTGTGATACTAATGGTGTACCCATACCGCCTTGTAATAAACCAATTTGTGATGGTCCATAACCAAGCGCTCTGAAAAATTCTCCTCTTTGTGCATCGATAGCTTGTTGTTGTAATCCTCTTTGTTGTGCGCCCATACCTCCAAGCAATCCAAGAGTTTGGAGCTGTTGTCCTTGTAGACCACCAAGCAATCCTGCTTGTTGTTGTCTTGCTCTTAAGTCAAGCTCTGGTGCAAACATAGCCATTTGTTGTTGTCTTGCAACATCTGCTTCTGCTGATCTTAATGCTTGACCAAAACCTCTTTCTCTTTGCTCAGCAGCTGTTCTAGCCATGGCCTCAACAAAAGGTCTTTGTGATTCTGATTCTAATATTGCTGATCGTGAACCACCAAATGCGCCAGCTCTAATGGCTCTTTCCTGAGCACCGCCACGCGCTACATCAGCTTGTCGCTGTATGTCTTTCATAGTTGCGTCTATGACTTGTTGTTGATAAGGAGATTGATATGCACCTATGTCTTGACCAAGTAGAGAAGCCGCTGGGCCAGTAACAGGTCTTGCTTCGCCTGCAAGTCTTTGCATCGCTCTGGTAGGGTCAGCAGCCATGCTAGTTTCAAACAGTCCTCTAGTACCTTGAAACTGTCGTAATTGGTCTGGAGAAAAACCAGCAACCATTGGGCCTGTATAGGGTACAAAAGGCTGTTGTGATACACCTTGAGCAGCTGCAAAAAGTTTTTTAAATTGTTCTTCTTGGAATGCTGGTAAGCTTGCTGTAGATTCTGTTGTAGTCTTTCCTTTACTCATAAGTCTTTTCTAATTAAATGTTCTGTTTCAAATCCTAGATGTTTTATCTTTCTAATCCATCCTTTTCTACCGCCACCGTATAATCTTTTAATACCTGCGGCTTTTGCAAATGCTTCTATTGATGGTAGCATTTCTTCTAATTCTTCGTAATCACCACCACAAAATAACAAATTCATTGCTTTGACTTGTGGATATATTACAAATTCTGTTATGTATGCAGACTTTTTGCCTGGCCATAAATGGAATATACCATGTCTTATTTTATCCTCTATATCGTCAATTGTATAGGAATCTTGATGTTTAACAGCTTTTGCTATATAGGGTTTACATCTTTCCCATTGCATCTCCCAAGAATCTTTTTTCGCTTGGTTTATATCAATTACGTTATTAGTCGCCTTTTGCATATTCTACGATACTTAAATATAAATCTATATTAGCATGGTTTACTTGTGCCTTTAATATTTCGCCTTGTTTTAAAATAATGCCTGCGTTTGTTTGTAATTCTTCAGTAGCGTGTGCTGCTATATTTTTTTGTTTATATATAAAAAATTCGTTAGAACTTGTATCTGTAACAGATACATCTAAATTGGTTTGTTGATTACCATGATCGCAAGCTAAAAAACCTTGTATAATAGCAAAATCAAAATCGCCTCCGCTTGGCGCTGTATATATTGTTTGCTGCGTAGTTGCTGAAAAAGAATACTTAACATTGATTGCTCTTTGTAAATATTGTCTTTGTGAGGATAAATCCATTATCTTCTACCCCTGGTTCTTACGTTCAGTCTTATATTACCAACTTGAAAGTCTTGTGTTGTGCTACCTGTTACAGTCATTTGCACTTGTCGTGCTGTAAACCTAGCATCGGTATATCCATCGTTGTCAAAGGTAAAACTACCAAAGTCTGTTTCGCTGCCTAGCGGGGTAAACTTACCTTTAAAACTTATTGTTACACCTGGTAATGTGTTTGCTTCTTCGTCTGGAATAATCTGACTACATTGCACATAGTTATTACCATTACCTAATTCTATTGGACCGCTAGTACAAAAAGGTGCAGTACCATTTAAGTTAGGTGATTTAGCCAATGTTGTTGATTCGTGTTCGTATACAAAACCGCTTGAGTCAGCAGCTATAGGATAGTCAAACGCACCTTGGTCAACCCAACAACCTCTATCTAATGACCCTATAGACCAAGTATTTTCTAAATAATTCCAAATAACATATTTGTTTGGTGTGTATTGTCCATCACCCACAGGAAAACCCCACCATATTTCGTTAAAGTTAGAGTTGTGTCCACCCCAGCACGACTGCCTGCCAGTTACATTTAAGTTGTCATATACGAAATCATGCACATCGCATTTGATTTCTTTGGCAACACCATCGTAAACAAAGAATGAGTTTTCACCCATCCACGCAACAAAGTTACCTGTTTGTACAACTGATCGTCTACTTACTGCTTTACAGTTTACACCTGCTGCTGAAATGCCATAAATAAAAGGTGAGCCTACATAGCTCATTCTATCTATACCTGTATCACTAAAGACTATGACATCGTTTTGGTATTTCACTGCTAATAATGCACGACCACCTGTAGGTATTTGTACATCACCAGCTGTATTAGTGGCTTGAGATGTCCAGTTTGTATTATTTTCTCTATCGCTCCAAGATACTTTTCTAGGGTCGCCACCTGAACCAATTGCGACTAAATGCCTTTCATTGGTCACTAGGACAGCCTGACAGCCTGTAGGAGCGTTTGTTACTGCTGTAGCTATGGTATCTGTAGTACCCCCTGGTTGTGATTCTGGTCGCCATTGATATATTTTACCGTCACCAGAAAAACAAAAAATTAAATGTTCCCCCCAATTATCAAAAGAAAAATGACCTTGTTTTAATGGTAATCCAGATTGACTTCTAGCATCACCATAATCTTCTGCACTCCAATTGTATGCACCATAACCTAAAGGATCAGAGGCTGAATCATTCACAAAACCAGATGGTGTTATATCGGTCCAAGTATTGTTGTATAAAACATATACTTTTTGTCTTGTACCAACTGCTAAAACAGGATTGCCAACATTATCGTTATAGGCATACATACCTATAGGTTCGCCAGTTAATGCTGTATTTCTTAATTTAGACCAACCACCAACAGGTTTTAAAAACCCGTTCTCGAAACGCACAAGATTGCCGTCAACCCAACGACCTTTGTTAGCATAGTCAGTTCCGTTTTTAATTATGCCAGCGGGAGGAGTTACAGGCAATAGTGCCATTGTTTAACCTATAGTTTTAGTGACAGATGTTGATGTGACTTTTTCAACTAATTGTGCATCTAGTGCAGATTTAAGACTTGTCACTTTATCAGCACCTAGAGCTGTTTCTACCCAACCTTGTACAGTTGAAGCAGATAAATCTGCAAAAGCTGTAAAGCTTGATAAATCTGCAGTATCTACAGATTGTGCGCCATAAACAGAATCTATGTTGTTGTTACCCTCAGCATCTTGGTTAGCATCATCTTCTGCGGTTAATCTCCAATGTACGTTATAGACAACGTCACTTTGGCTGTTATGTGTTGGGTAAGTATCAACTGTTGAAACGTCCCAAGAATATGATATTGCCATTTTACTCTCCTTTTAATAAGTTAATTTCAGATTGTAAAGCATCAATCTGTGCTTGTTGTTCTTTCATTCCTGCAACTAAATGCACTACTAATTTGCTGTAATCCATTTGATAGTATCCATCATCATTTTGGCTTACTGCATTTGGCACTATTTCTTGTACTGCTTGTGCTATCAAACCCTCATCAGCTTTGCCATCTGCTTTCCAGTTATATGAAACTGGGTTAAGTTCGTTAATTACTTTTAAACCCCTAGCTTCGCCTGTAACGTCTTTTAATCTTGCATCTGATGAAGTGTTGTAGGCAACAGCACTTGCTGCAAATGAAATAGATCCAATTTCACCATTACCATTACGCCATTTTATTGCACCAAAAGCTGATGTATGTGTTGCTTCTACAGAGAAATAAGCACCAGTTGATGACCCACCTAAAACTGCTAATTTTTCAGCACTAGCAGCAGAGCTTGTACCACCCACCAACAAAGCACTTGAGCTAATTCTCATTTTCTCAGCATTTGATGATCTAAATATTAAAGCATTAGCACTATTATCATAACGTATACCACCATCAGCTTTATTTGTGTCGTTACCTAAATTTAATGCAGCTAAAGATGATGCTCCTGCTGTCACTGCTGCAACAGTGTCTCCTGACCCAGTAACATGAAAAGGATATGAGGGGCTGCTCGTTGCAATACCAACATTTTGACTACTATCAATAGTTATAGCTGTAGAACTAGCATTGTCATCAATACCTGTTGAAGTAAACCCTGTAAGAGTTCCAACACTTGTAATGTTAGGTTGAGCTGCTGTAGATAAAGTTCCTGCCAATGTGCCACCACTAATAGCACCTGTAGTAGTAATATTAGAAGAACCGTTATTTATAGCTCCAAATCCTGAGGTTATTGAACCACCGTTTAATGCGCCTACGCTGGTGATGTTAGTTTGAGCTGCTGTAGCAAGTGTGCCTGTTATAGATGTGCTTGCTGATAAAGTTGTAAATGATCCCGCAGCTGCTGTAGTTCCACCAATAACAGAGCTATCTATTACTGCTCCGTCTAGGTTCATAGCTACTGAAGTACCAGTAGAACTAAATAACGCGTCTACATCATCAAGATCATTATTAATCTTTGTACCCCATGTATCAGTAGATGCGCCTACTTCTGGTTTTGTTAAGTTTAAATTTGTTGTAAATGTATCTGCCATAAAAAAATTCCTCTAAGCTGCGTCTTGTTCGCCTAAGTTTGTCCATGATGTACTTGGATTAGTTTGTTCTGTCCAAGTTTCGTCTGCTACTATTTGATCGGTCCAAGTCTCACCAGGAACAATAATATCTTCCCATTTTAGACCACCAATTGCATTAAATCCACTTGTTTGTGCAATTACAGATGCACCTCTTATAACAAGTCCACCTATTGCATTGAATCCACTGGTTTCTGCAAATGTTCCTTCACCAACTACAGTAAACCTTCCTGTAGCTGTCATGCCTGATATAGCTGGTCCTATAACTACACCACGGTCTATTTGATGACCTGTGGCTGTCATACCAGAACTTGCTGATAAAGTTGCAGAACCTAAATCTATTTGTCTGCCAACAGCTGTAAATCCAGACGTTCCTGCTATAGTTGCAGCGCCTCTGTCTATTTGTGTACCAACAGCTGTAACACTAGATACTGCACCAATAACCGCTTGTCCGCGATCTATCTGTCTACCTGTTGCTGTTGCAGAAGAAACTGCTGCTATGGTTGATGCACCAGTAATAACAAATCTACCATCTGCTGTTGCAGATGATGTTTGTGCTATTGTGGCAGCACCAAAATGATAAACGGGAGTTCCGTAATTGGACTTCCCGTATGTGTATAAGCCATAGCCTACTGAGGCCATGATGTTATGCTAATGTTATATCTAAATCGCCAGCGTCAAATCTAAATACATCGCCTGAACTTACAGTTTTAGAAGCTGTTAAGTTTGCATAAGCCATTAGATTACCACTTGTTAAAGCGTCAAATATACCTACTGCAACGACTGTACCATAGTTTGCTGTAGCTGTTGGATATTCAACCGCAGCTGAGTTAGTTGCTGTGGTTGGGTTTGTACCAGACACGGTAAAAGCTGCTGTTTTTCTTACATAAGCTCCTCCTGATACCTCTGTACCACCACCTGTATCTGTAGGTGCTACAGTATATAAAGCAACATATAATGTTCCTGGTGCTGTATAAGCATTACCACCAAATACATGGTCTAATACTTTGTCCTCTAAATAATCACTAAATCCAGCCATTTTATCTCCTAATTATTATTCCAATAATACATTTTTTTACCAGACTTGCCATAAGTTCTTCTTCTTTGTATTAGAGATCCTTTGCCAAACTCTGCTTTCTCTTGTTCCATTCTCATCTCTTCTAATGCTTTTTCAAACTGTGCTGTAAATAACGGCACTCTGTTATCTTCCATTAGATAGATAGAAGCGTGTTTTAAAGCACCATATAAGTAAGCATCTGGATATCCTGTGGATATAAAGTTCGTTGTATTAGAACTGCTTAAAGCATCAATAGTGCCATAGTATGTCAATTGTAGCGTATAACTTGTGTCAGGGGTAGGTGCTAACTCTAATGAATTATCTACGATTGCATAATAAATAGGTTGACCAGTTACATTGTTATTAGCTTTTCTGTATACATCTAATGATTCAATAGATTGTTGAAATAATGGTCTAAAATTATTTGATGTAATTTCTACATTAATAGCTTCCAACCAGTCTGTTGGTAATGACATATATTGTGCGTCTGCTGTAGCAGTTGCCCGTTTAATCATATCCTTAGTTCTTAATCTTCTATTAAACTCTGATTCAGTTGCATCAATAAAAAAATCAAGTTGGTCTGTTAAATCTGATCTGTTTAAAAAATTTGCAATATTAGTTTTTAGTTCGCTGTATGTCATACTTTGCCTTTCCATGTCCTAAAGGGTTTGTTATCAGAATGGTTTAACCATTTCTTCCATTGTGCAGAATCTTTGGCCCAACCCTCTCTTAGTGCCTTTTGATATATTACCATGGGTACTTCTGCTATATGACGAAAATCTTTACCTGGTGCATTTTCAGATAAGTTTTTTACATATTCTAATGTTGGTTGAATATTTTGTTTTGTTTGATATACAACCTTATCATCTTCAGTTGCAAAGATAGATTGCAACCCTGTCTTATGATTTATTAATGTAGTTTTTGCCATGTAGAGATTTTAGCACAAAAAAAAGGGAAGCCGAAACTTCCCTTAAAGCTTATTTAACTAAACTTATGATGTTGTTAAGTCTGCAACGACACCATGAGCAGCTTCATTAGATACTTCTAATCCGTACTCACAAATAATCATTTTAGTCTCAGCATCACCTATTGTTGAGATATCAATAGTTTGGAAATCTCTTAGGTATGACACTTTTGCAAACTCTGGGTCTACTAACAACAATGATCTTTCTCTTGATCTGTTTGATGGAACGATTTTTAGTTCACCAAAGTCAGATGAATAGATTGCCACTGAAGCTTCGACTGTGTTTGCATCAACAAATTGTCTAGCTTGTGATCTACCTGTAAAAGCAGAAATCTTCTGCTTGTTAACAGGACCACAGATTGCCATGTTTGGCTCTGCACCACTAGCAAACATAAGTTGTAAAACATCTTTTAATAAAGTTTCTGTTAATGCTCTTTGTGTTCCGTCTGTTGGAGCAGCACCGCCACCAGTAGAAGCACCGTTAGTTCCTCTTGAATCGTTAGTTGTAATCCAAGATTCAAAACCACCAGTTAATCTAGCTGTTGTAGCATTACCAGTTGTTTTAGCACCTTTTTGACATAGAGCTTCTTCCATATCTCTTTTTAGTGCCTTAGCCATAATAGCAAGTTGGTGAGCCATTTCTGATCTCTTACCAGCTGCATCTGAAGCTTCTTGTGAACCTGTTACAGTTGCATCTCTAGCTGAAATCATAGCAACATTACTTGCTCTTGCTGTAGCTGTAGAAGCAGCTCTTGATAGTTCAAAACCTTCAAGCTGTCCAGTGGCACTTGGAGTAGGTAGACTTTCTGTCTGCCAATCAAATACTACGTTTTTAATATTTCTTTTACCGATTGATGACATAAACGGTGTTTGCATTGGAGAAATGTTGTAAATAATATTACTTAAATCTTCTCTGTCAGCAGTAGCTGTATATGTATCAAAGGCGTTTGTTACTTTAGCCATTGTTATATTCCTTTAAATTAATTGTTCAAATACTTTAGCCGCATCTGAGGTTTTCCCAGTTTTGGCCAACCTTTGTTTTGCTTTTTTCACAGGTGCTGTCGTTTTTGGTCGGTTAGTAGTACCAGGTCTAGCAACTCTTGCTGGTGCTTTTTGTATTGGTTTTTTCTTTGTGGCTTCAACTGTTTTAGAGTTTAACCAAGCATTTCTTAAACCAAGCAAAGCACGATAATCATAAACCTGTTGAATTTCTTCAGGTGTGTAACCTAAAGTATTCACGGCATATTCGCTTATAGCCAACTTTTCTTTTGTGGCGACCTTTTGGTTTTGCCACTCAGGGATTATTTCAAGAAGCTTTTGATTACCGTATTCAACAAATTGTGCAATCTGTTGTTGCTGTTGAGCAAAAGCTTCTTGTTGAAGTCTTTGCTGTTCAGCGCTGGCAGCATTATGCTTTTCTTTCTTTTCATCCCAAAGTTGTTTTTCGCGAACATAACCAACAGGATCATCTTCATACAAAGCGTTCCAATCTGGTTCGTTAGCCAGTTCGCCCTTTAATTGGGCTTCCATCTTCGGTAACAACTGCGAATAAATCGCATCTCTTCGCGCTAACTCTGCTTGCTGCTGCTCAATAGTCTTACGCTGTTGAGAGAGTTCTTGTGTCTTGCGCGTATAATCTTGCTGACGAGAATATCCGTTGATGAGTTCATCTTGCGTCACCTCAACTTCTTGACCATCTACTTTTACAGTAAATATTTGAGGTTGCTGAGCTTCCTCTTCAACATCGGTTTGTTCTTCATCTAATTCGTCCTCTTCGTCAAACTCTTCATCATCTTCTACATCTTCTTCAAGAGTTTCAGCTGCTTCAAGTTCTTCTTCAAGGACTTCTTCTTCTACTACTTCTTTTGTTTCTGTGACTGCATCCTCAACCTTATCCTCTTCAGGGGTTAAGAAACTTTCAAACATAGAAGCAGCAACTTCATTATCAGTTTGTAAAGCAGTCGGTTTTCCGTTATTGCTCATATAAATACTCCTTAATTGTATTTAAGAGTATTTTATAACAATAATGTGTAAAAAGGGAAGGTTTAGCCGATTTTTCTAATTTTGTTTATATTAGCTTTTGTTAGCTTACCTTTCTCTGCAATGATACGCAGATGTCTTTCAACCTCTGGTAATAACAGTAATGATCTGTGGATATCTTCTCTTGCAGTAACATCTGCAATCTCCCGTGAGTTTAACCAATGTGTTATGTATTCGTTTTTAAGATTTTCTATAGCTTCTTTAAAAACATCACTATTTAGTATTTGTTCAGCTTGTGCAGCTTTAACTACTTCTTCGTGTGATACCGACATTAAATTAATCCCATAGGTAATTGATCTACAGAAAATCTACCGCCACCTGGTCCTTGTAAA